CTCCATGCCTTGATAAGACACATAGACCTTGCCTGCATACTCACCAGATCCAAACCGTGTGCCAGGGAATGGTGTGAAGATATCCCGCACATCTTCTTCAATCCCAGACACATCAAAAACAAAGCTATACGGCTGCCACCCTTGGCGCTCCATAGCCTGGCGTGTACCCTTGTCACCTGGTCCAGACCCAGTAGTCAAACCGTTGGTGGCCATCTCGCTAAAGCCATACATGGCAGCAGAGCCAAGGCCTAGCTTGACGTTGGCCATGTCGGCCTCTTTACCGCCAGCCTTCATAGCTGCCCAATAAGAACTTGTAAATGGCGCTAATGGTGTACGTGATACCACCTCACCTAGCACGTTAACTGGTGTACCAATAAATGGCATCTGGGTACGCAATGCAAACCCAGTAGCTGTGTTAGTTGTCATGCTAGATTGCAACTTGCCAGCCATGCCTTCTAGCTTTTGGGTAAACGTACCGACTTCAGCCAGATTAGATACATAGTCTGGTGGATCTAGCAAGAAGTTATCTATGGCAGCATCTCTTGCTTTCATGGCATCGGCCACGCTGGCGCCACCCTTTAGCGCATCGTTATAGGTAGTGATGCCTAGCCTGGCAGTCTCAGCAGACAACTCAAAGGTGTAATTGATACCCTTAAAGAACTCGTCTGCAGACATCAGACTTCTGCCTGGCAGGGTAGTGATGTAGTTGATTGCTTTGAGGCCAGTCGATAGCAGTGACCCATCGGCCTTGTAGTTGAACAGCTCCATGCGTGACTGCTGTCTGGCCACCTTAACTGGATCTGTCCAGCCCTTTGGCACACCATTAGTAAACGCATGAGACATCAACTGCCAGCCATTGCTGATGGCCGTAGGGGTTGACGCCAGCATGGTTGGTATTTCCATCAGCTCATAGGACGTATCGCCACCCAGGCCAATGCCTGCACGTAGATCACCCAGCACCGCAGCGCCAGCACGTTCAGCCATACGGTAGGGCAAGAATACAGTGTTGCTCAATGCATTCTTAATATGCGTACCTGGGCGAGATAAGATGCCATTGACGTAAACCGTAAACATCTTCTCCCAAGGGTTGCCTTGCGCCATTTCTCTAATGAGATTGGCTTTACCCTCTGGCGTCTTGACATCAAGGTAAGCCTGGGCGAACTTGACGATATCAGTCTCATTGCCAAAGTTCTCCATGATGGCAGAGATATCTACAGCGCCATCCCTTGGCATACGCATAACAGCCAAAGACTGCGCCACATTGGTTTGGTAACCCTTAACACTTTGCTGCAGTACGCTGTGGAAATGCACCGTCTGAGCCATCTCGGCCAGCTCTGTAGGGGTAGCCGAGCCGTTGGCCACTTTGGCAGCCAATGCATCTAGATTCTTAGCGCTGGCCACCATGGCATTGAGCGCTTTGTAAGTATTCTGTGGGCTAACCTCTAGCTTGCCAGAGAAGATATCGTCTATGAACTTAGGACCAATGCCTGCGCCTTCAGCCAAAGTCTTCACATCTTCAAACGTGATGTTCCTAGTCTTGATGCCGACAGCCTGGTTGATAGTCTCAATCGTAGACTTGACGTCCTCGGTGGTGGCCATCAGTGGCAGATTGAACGCCAGCTCTGGTGGCTTTTCCATGGCGGGATCTGAGGTCTGTCTCAGATCTTGGATGTCTTTGCGCTGGCTTACAAAGGCGTCAGGCGTCAATCCAGGCTGCTTGGATACTTCCACCTTGGCTGCAATCTTTGCCTCGGTCTTGCTCGTTGTAGTGCCTGTAGCAAGGGCTGCTTTAGTGGTGTCTTCTACAGCTGCTGCAGTAATAGCCTCTTGGCTAACTGGCGCTACTGGTGGCTTGCGTATGTCTACCTTGCCAAGTTTTTTAATGATGTCAGCAATAGGACCAAGTTGAGCAACTTGTACGCCATCGCCAGGATCTACAGCATCAGGCATTACTGGCGCCACAGTAGCGTCAATATCAGGGTCTACTCGTAATTGACTAGCAGTATCAATGCGTGACTCAGTATCAGCTTCTTGCTGAATGAGTTTGTCTAGTCTGATGTCAAGTGGTTGTAATGACATTATTCAGTACCCCCGCTTGATTGACCAGGCTGGCCAGCTGTTATTCTTTTTTGGGTTGTTCCATTGGCTCTTTTTCTGGAGCCATTGGTTGCTGAACTTTCAGCATTTGTTGAAATAGATTGTTTTCCAGCTGACGTATCGCTGGCTGGGGTTCCGCTGCTGGCAATGAGTTCATCTAATTTTCCCCTGTTGACTTCTGGTCTTTCAAACCATGGAGCATTTCCGCTAGTTGAAACCTTAAAACCTTTTGGAATAACCCCCATTTTAGGGTCTTTCATCGAGTCAAGCATAGCACGAAACTCTGGAACAGTAAACCGATATGGCTCACCTTTTGAATTTTCGTACATGAAATATGGGCCACTTTCATCTCGGCCATATTTCGCACCAAAATCATAAGTTCCATACTCGCCTTGTTTTGCAGTGACGCCTTTAAATGGCTCTGGTTTTCCAGCTGCTTCTCGCATGATTGCATCAATAGTTCCATGGCTTGCTTCTTGTTGTGAACCAGCTACCCATGTCTCCCAGTGATATCGCCCTAAAGATGCATCACCCTCTCTTCCAACTAATTTGTATGCGTCTGTAAGTTGTTGCGCCAAAGCTCTTTCAAGAGTTTCATACACCAACAAACCTTTAGCACCATATGTAATCTCAGATAGTGCAGTACCAGCTATTTGTGCATTTTTCTCAACTTCATTTCCATCTTTTTGTTTGACTAATCGTTTTTCAGATCTGCCATCCCAAAGGTTCTTGTCAGCAAATCTACCGTCATCCCATAGATTACGCAGTTGTACTCTATCAATTACAAGTACATCATCTCTGCCACTTACTAGCAAAGTAAAGCTAACAACTTTGTTATCAATTCCAACGCCTGTGCCAATTTTTGCAAACTCTCTACGAATTTGTGGGCCAGTCATAGTGGCATCAGACATCATGTCATGGATCTTTTGTAATCCAGTTACATTGTTTTCATCTGGTATTGCTAACTTTGTTAAGAAGTTTTTACCAAATGCATTTAGGTTATGAATTGCACCAGAGCCTGGTTGACCAGATCCTTTGCTTGCAATAGTTGACGCCCAATTTAAATAGCCCTCTAAATCTTTTTCATCAAATTTACCTGATGAGGCCTGCTTTAAAAATGGCTCTATGCCACTGATAGCATCCATAAATAATCCTTCTTGCACATAAGGACTCACACCCCTAGACAAGAATGACCATAAGAACAACTTACCAGTGGTAACTACATCTGCATTTCCAGTTGTATACAACTCTTTAAATTGGGCAGCATTTTTAAATCCAGCACTTGCATCATCAATTTGTCCTTGCGTTAACTTACGCAAAGGTAATGCTAAATTCTCTGGTGACTCTAATGCTTTAATTGCTGCGTATGGTGGTACAGGAACTTCATCAGATTTAAATGCATAAGACAATATTTTTGTCCATGAATTTTGATTCAAAGATGGATCTGGGAATTTCTTAAAAATAACATCAAGATTTTCTATTTGTCTATTTACATTTTTGTCATTAGTTTCAAGCACTAATAAAGGCTTTTCTGGTAGGTCTAAGTTTTCAGTTGGGACTTTAACTCTAAGGTCTGATTCAACGCCAATCTTATTACCTTGTGTAACATTTAAGCCAGGCTTGAAATTAATATCTGGTTCAATAAGATTCATCTGCACTGGACTGCCAAGTTTTTCCATGCTCTTGATAACCATCTCACCAGCTTTAGGCGCCAGCGTCTCTGCTGCTTTAACCGCACCCTTAATAGCCATTTGCCCACTCTTGGCCAGCATGACTGGATCACCTACCAACTCACCCACATTTTGACCAAGCTCTGCAGCTTTCTGGCGCTCTTCTGGCGTCATACCAAATGCAGTAGTCCCAGGTGGAACAGCTGGTGCAAATGGAGGGATTGTGAAATTAGTGCCTGGGATGGTGTAACCAGTTTTGCTCAAGTCTTCACTAGACGGTAGAAAAGTGGGATCTTCCATGGTCATACTGGCACGTTGCAATTTATCTTGAAAACTGCCACCTTGATTGTCGGTAGCCAAAGCACCAATAAATCTACCAATCTTTTGTACATCACCACCAAAGCCACCAGCACTGGTTGCTATGCCTCTTAATCCACCAGCTGCAAAATCAGGTGCGCCAGTAATCATCTTCTCGCCAATGTTGCTCTTTTGGCTGCGCTTGCCCATGCCAGGATAAACACCAAAGGCTGCACCACCACCACCAACCTCGGCCACCAGCACATCACCAGGCTGCTGGCCAGGAGCCATCTGCTGCTCAATAACAGGCTCTGGCTCTGGATAGTTAACAGTATCCCAGTTACCTCGGAGTTCTCTTTCAATACTCATATGTTGCCTGTATATTGTTTTTGAGCCTTCTTGAGCAAATCAATCTCGCCCCTGCTCAAACCCTTAACCTTGTCAAAATCTATTTGATCTATTGGCAAGTTTGGCATTGGAATATTCTTCTTATCCATGACATCATTGATCTGCTTTTCTGATTGCTCTCTAGCTTTTATTTTCTTGTTAACAATGGCATCACCACTGTAGCGCTTGATAGCACTTTCAACGGCCTGCTCTGGACTCTGGAACACTTCCACGCCCTGGTCATTCTTTATCTTCTTACCAAGCTCTTCCACATAGAACTTGCTGATATCAATCTTTGCTTGAGCTTTGACTTTGCCAGGATCCACATAGGCGCTCACAATTCCAACTTCACGATCAATGCGCTCATGTGCCTTACGGCCTTGGTCATCCACTACAGCATGGCTCAAAGTCGTAAACTCAGCCCTGCTTAACTGATTTGCAAAAGGTACTAATTGCTGGAAGTTATTGATTGAGCCACGCTTGATCTGGTCATACAGTGAGCCAGCCAATACTGGGTTTGGATTAGGATCTTTTGGCTTTAGCAAGTCTTCAGCAGACTGCAATGTCATCTCACCAAGGCCTACTAGTTCAGTAACAATCTGGCGCTTTCTTGGTCCACCAGCAGTCAAGAACTCTAGTGTTAAAGCATTGCCCTTAATCTTGTTGGCATCTTTAACTACAGCCTCGTCAATCTTTCTGGTCTGCTCTTGATCTGAAAAAGACTTGATGATGCGCTCACGCAACAAATCCTTGCTGTCTGTACTCATGCCTTTGTACATCTCAGTCAACTCACCAGCATCGCCAGCCAGGATCTTCTTGAACGCTGCACCAGCTGTAGGCGCAAAGTCTCTGTCAGTCAGCTTTGCACTTATTGCACTTATCTTGGCATTCTCTTTAATCTTATAAGCCTCAAGCGCATACTTGTTGCTGCCAGCCAAGCGGATAGATGTGGAGTTGGTATAGGGGCTAAGTACATTGTCTAGCACTTGCTCTAATTCACCAGCTGGTAAATTGATCTTGGCATATGAGTTAATGACATTCTCAAGCACTGGCTTGATCTTGCTCAAACCAACCTCTTGGTCTACCTGGTAAGCAGCCTGCCTAGCCTTCTCGTCGAACATCAGCGCCTGCTTATATACAGCATGGCCAAGGGTTGTCATCTGCGCTCTGACCTGGATGGATACCTCTGGATTGTATTTTGTCAATAACGATACATTGCCGTCAATGTCAGCTCTTAAATCTTCTTTAAGCGCAATTGGATCAACTGGCTCACCAGACTCAATTCTCATTAATCTTTCAGCTTGACGATTTTGAAACTCACCAAGAATATTTGTACCCAAAATATGGGCAGAGGCTTTGTTATAAGACTCTTGGAATACTCGTCCACTACCTTCAATTACTGGCGCTTGCCCTGTTTTTTTAGCAATTTCTAATTGATCTTTAGTAGGTGGGAAATCAATGGCGTACTTTAAGCCAGCTTTTTGTGCGTCAGTCACAGCCTGGTTCTGGAAATACGCTGTCATGCGATCCAACTGCTGGCCGAGCATACTCATGCCCTGCGCTGCCACTTGCTGTGGTGCAGTGCTTACACTTGGTAAGTTGGCGTACTGAGCGCCAGCATATTCATAGGTAGGTAGCGTTGCCATGTCTTATGCCCTACGTGGTATTTTTGTAGTTTGGTATGTAGCGCCAGCCAGCAAACCTTTGGCAGCACCCGACATCAAGCCAAACTCTTCTGCAGAACTTGCTGCAGCATTGAATGACTGAGATATAGCCAGGCCACCAGAAAGCGCCAGCTGTGCATTTTCATTCAAGATCTGGATCTCGTTGCCAGCACGGTAAGCATTTGACTGCTCAACAGTCATGGGTGAGCCAGACAATGGGTCTACACCGCCTGCTACAGCCCTTGCCCTTACGGTGCCTGCCAGACGTTGCTGGCGCTCTAAAAGCTGATATGCCTGGCGGTTATAGTTCAATGCGTTTTGACGGCCTTGTAGCTCTGCCTGAGAGCCTTGCAGGCGATAGTAATCGGCCTGTGCATAGCCTTGCGAAACACTGGATATGGCACTGAATGCGCTACTGGCCATTGATAGATTGGATGCAGTAAACAGTGATGGTGCAACTGGCATAGTTCCAGCTGCAATTGATCCCGCCTCAATGACACCTACAGTTTCAGCAGCTGCAGCTGCAGTGCCAGCCTCGGCAAAGTAAAGTGCTACTGCTTCCATTTATGTGCCTCCATACACGCTAATCTTGTACTCCATGCCCAACAAATTGAGCTTGAGTGGCAAGGTCTGAGTGATAGTTATTTGGGCATCTTGGTCATAGCCACTGATACCTGATATCAACTTAGTACCAGTGAACTCTGGCACATCATTGTCCATGATGCTTGCAGTGTCCAACGTGCGAATTGGCACTAGGTTGTTGTTAACCACAATGTGCTGGGTCTGATACAGGATGGCATTGACTTCAACAATGCGCTTGACAAAGCCAGTCCTGGCGCCTACCTGGAGCCTTGGCTCAATCGGCAAAGTCACAATGCTCACATTGAATGGCAGGCCTACCTCATAGCTACTGGTACTCGCTCTATCCATAGTGATAGAACCACCACCGCTAACTACCTCGTCAGACAGCACAGAGCCATCTGCTTTGACATTCAAAGTCTTACCAATGTGTGGCAGGCTTGATATCGTTGTGGCCACCCCACCAGTAAACGCACAATCTGTAAACACCGTGGTATCAAAAACTTCTACAAAATATTTGTCCACACTGTTAAACGTGCGCTTGACCACCACGTAGATATCCTCGATATCCACGCCAATATCTTTAAATTGGCCATCAGTAGTGAGCTTGCTTGGAGCCACCACGTTTTGCTGGCGCAGAATGCTGTAGTTAGCAATCGTGCCATCACCATTGAGCATGAACAGTGTATCTGTCTCTTCAGTGCTAGTGGCCTTACGCAGCGCCAACTCAGTTGGTGTATTGATCAAGTGGCTAGACAGCAAGCTGATTGACTGGCTCACGTAGGACAGGGTAGTGTCAGAGAACTGGAACTCATTAAGAGCTTTGCCCTGGCGCTGTACATACAACGTACCAGACTGCAGGATCTGCACTCGAATACCTTCTCTAGCACCATTGCGAGACACGGCCTTCACAAAGAAGTTGGTAGGCGTGATTGGATCTAAACCATTTTGCGGGACATAGAACTCACCACCGCTAGTGAACACTTGCAAGTCACGGCCACTGATGATGTCAATGATCACATTCAAGCTGTTGGTATCTAGCGTGGCCTCAACCGCATCATCGTCATAAGCCTGGTCAGGGTTGAAGTCAAAGAACTGCGCCACCTTGCTGCCCCATATGGTGCTTGGCCGAGTCTTTGATCCACCAAAGTACAGACGTCCCTCATGGAATGTGCAGCTCCTTGGCCAGCCCTTAGTGCTTGACCACACATCCTCATAGCCAGCCTCCAGCTCCCACGATCCATTGGCAATCGCAGTGGTATCAAAGAACGGTATCTCGGTCACAGCGCTTACCACGGTAGTGCTTGTGTAAGCCACGATCCTTGCCCTGCCTTGAGGTTGAGCATTGATGTACTGTCCGACAGATCCAGAGCTAAACACTGCAGAACTAGCAGTCAGCGTCACCTCACCAGACTTAGCGCTTGGCGTCAATGTGCCTGCTGGGTTAGACAGTGCAATAGTGAATGCATACTTTGGGATACTGATAAAGCTAATATTGCTCACTGTCCATGTGGCATCAGTAGCACCACGCACAATCTTGATTGGCTGGATATCTTTGTGAGCAATGATCAATGTGTCTGCCGATTGCGTCCAGCACATGGTGGACAGGATGGAGCTGGTCACCGCAGTTACTGCCAGGTATGGGTTACCAGTGCCATTGATGTTGGTGATCTGTACTTTGTCCTTAAAAATATACATTCTCTGGTTAGTGAAGATCAGCATATAGCTGTCATCCACTGAGAACTCAAACGGTACAGAGCGAGTGCCACTGGCTGGCGCTGCAGCGCTTGGCAACTCGTACAAATGCTTTAAGCCACCACGCCTACGCACACCACCTTGTGGCTGCACAACTACGTTAGTCAGTGTCTCAGCACCATTTTTGTATTGTTCTAAGTCAACCCTAGCCCTCAACAGCGGATCTAATTCACCACTACTGAAGTTGGTTTGGAAAGAAACTAATCGAGACATTAGTTCCTCACAGCAATCAGGCTGAAGTCTTCAAAGCTCTGGGTAGTATTGCCCTGGCCATCAATGACCATGGCCGTGCGAAAGTAACCACCACGGTTATTTTCTACTGGTCCACCAGTAGCAATGCCTTGCCAGTACTGGGTCTTGCTGATCTGATCTGTAATTGGGTCTGCCAGGTGCCAGGTCATCATGTACTTGAGCAACTGAATGAAATAGCTAGGCATCTCAGATTCAGTGGGAAGATATTGGTAATCAATGACAACAGTTGTTTCATTGGTCAGCAATTTATCGCCCTGGATAACCCAATCTGTAAATGTTCTAGCACCCACCTCGGTGGAGTTGTAAGCCCTACGAATAGTGCCAAGACGGTCTGATGGCAGCTGGTACTCGTAACGATACTGGTTAACTGGCGTGTTAATTGTCTGCGCCAGCTGCACCTTCTTAAACGTAAAGCTCCAGGGATAAGACTGGAGCGTAGATTTCTTGAGGTCTGGGTAGATGCGATCACAGATGTTAGATGCGTCAGTACCCTCATTGAATGAAGATATCGACTTAGCGCCTAGCATTAGCAGGGCGTCTGAGCATACTTTTAGATCTGTATCACCACTAGCCATAGGTCACCCCAAAATGTGAGAAAGGCCAACCTCCAGATAACTAGAAGTTGGCCTGCTTACTTGACTACTGATTAATCAGTATCAGTTGCAGTTACGGTCACACCGTCAGTGATGTCAACCACGCCAGCAGAATTGCTGTTGACGTATGCAGTAGACATAACTGGCGTACCGCCAGTAGCGCTGTAGCAGAAAATGATGTCACCGACTTTCAACACTGATGCGACAGAGTTGAAGTAGCCAGAGACACGAATTACTGATTGAGCGTCAGTGGAAGAATAGCTATAAATAGCTGGTGCGTTGCCAGATTTAGACTGGCCACCGATAGCGTTAAAGCCTGTTGCTGAGAATGCCATGATGTGTACTCCTTATTCTGTACAAGTGATGTCAACGCAACCACCAGCATCGATAGCGACAGCGCCAGCACTGAACATCGAGCTAACTAACCAAGAGGTTTTCTCAGGGATGTAGTTGATTTCAGAGCGGATTGCCATGCTTTCGGCCATGCCGATTGCCATCTTGTGATAGGCATATACCTTGCGGGTAGAACCAGAACCACCACCAGTTAAACCACCTTCAGAGCGGTCACCAATGACGTTAAAGGTAAAGCCCATGAATGTGTTGATCTCACCTTGTACCAAGGCTTTGACTGTATTGAAGTCAGAGCTAGTTACTGATGTCTCAGACAACAAACTGGCCAACTGTGATGCATGGATCAACATATAACGATCTTCTGCGGGTACGTTTGAAGTGTTTAGCAAACGTGATGCCTCACGCAATTTAGCCATGTTCAAGTTTGTACCAGCGCCACCGATGCTAGTAGCAACGGTCAAGCTGGTGCTTGATGCTGCCAATGCGTCAATGATCATCTGATCTGATCTACGGCCAATAGCTTTGGCAACAACTTGCACCAATTCTTGGCGCTCGTCAAAGTTGACCTTAGACTGATTGAAGATGTCAGAGTACTCAGCAGCAATGTAGTCTGTCAAAGTGACAGTTGCTTGTGAATAAGTGACGTTGAGTGGAGTGACGTCAGTCTGTGGTACACGAATTTGTGCAACGCCAGAACCGATCTTTGGGAACTTGTGTGTAGACGCAGTAACGCCAGTACGCAAACGGACAGAGTTACGCAAGACAGCATCAGCTTGATACGCTTGTTTTACTTCCGTGTCGAACAGGGTTACAAAAGCGTTAGAAATGCTAACTGCCATTGTTTTCTCCTAGAAAACGGTTGATGAAATGTTTATCGCCAACGGTTGTCCAGAAAGCTCTGGGCCAAGACTTGTGCCTTACAGCGCACCCCTGGATAGACTACTATCGTCACTGGCCTTGCGGTTGTCAGTGCTTACATTCTAAATCATATTTTTATGATTGTGTCAACTATTTAAATAAAAAAAGCCAGGCTGTTACGCCTGGCTATAAAGTTGGCAACTGCTTGCCGTTAACCGTACATCTTCTCGAACAACTTCTCTACCTTGGCTCGGTAGCTTGGGTTTGTCTTGTACTCTGGGTTAGCCACCATGGCGTCCAGCTCTTCTTTAGACATCGAGCCAGCAGCGTCTGGTTTCAATGTGTCTGTGGGTACTCTACCCTCGTAGGTTTCTCTGAGCTTTTGCAGGGTCTTAATACCAGCAGCGGTATCACCCCAGCGGGTGAACTCTTGAAACTCTTCCTGGCTCCAGATGCCCTTTTGCACCATGCCTCTGCCCCAACCAGCCATGTTGTTAATGATGGCCTTGGCATTGGGTCCAAGTTTCTCCAGCTCGTCTGCCATGCTCTGGCGGGTTTCTGCTATGTTGTTAGCGCCAATACCAGTGACCTCACGTGCCAGGTCTTCAAAGGCTTGCTGGCTAATGCCGTACTTCTGCGCCCAACCCACATAACTTTTGACCACTGGGTCATCGCCTTTAAGGCCTAGACTGCCAATGTCGTACTCGCCATTCTCTGGGGGTTTGTGGCCACCAGCTCGGAACTTCTTCTCTAGTTCCACGTAAGACTTGCTGATTCCCTCTAGGTCTGGGGCTTGATCGTCTTTGTTCCAGAATTTCTCTGGCCAGAAGTCAGGGCGCTCCAGTGGGGTATCGTCTTGCTCGGTAGGGTCACCTTGTACGTGACTGATTGTCTGCTCTTGGCCCTCGGTTATCGGCTGGTCTGTGCTTTCGTCTGCACCAGCCAGCAGGCCTGGGTTGTCATTTGCATCACTCATCTTTGTTTAGCCTTTCGGATTCTATTTTCAATATCCCTGACCACGCTGTTTTGCCCCTCTCGGAACACTCCCAGCGAACTGTCAGAGCCTGGTTGCCAACACGGTTGCTCAAGATAGAACTCTCGCAGCCACGCCAACACTTTTTGACCTTCAGCACTGGCAAAGGTTTTTGCCATCTGTAGGTTCAGATCCACCCTGTCTTGATCAGGCTCAAACGCAGTGGGTTCGGCCTCTAATTCGTCCCATCCACTCATGCCATAGCCTTGCCTGCTGGCGCTGGTAACGCACCTTGCTGCTGCTGTGCCATCATGGCAGCCTGCGCCATCTGCTGCATCATCGCTTTACGTTCCTCGCCAGTAGTACGCACCTGGATAGGCACACCGAGCTTGTCGGCAATGTAATCAATAGCAGTGCCAGCCTTGATGGCCATCTGGCCTTCTGGACCCATGCCAGCGGTGATCTGCATAAACTGCAATATGTTGTTGATCTCGTCCATGTTCTGAGCCATGGCCAGCGGAGAGACAGGGCTAATCTTGACTTCCAGACCATTGACCTGGATGGGCAACACAATCATGCCATCAGCGTCCATGACTTCTAGGATCTTGGTAACCAGCGGGATCATCGTCTCATTGATCAAACGGCCAAAGGCAGAGCCAAGGTTTTGAGCCAACTCCTTCATGCGCTCTACCACCTCAGTGGCAGATCTGGCCGACATATTGTCTGGTGGTAGGCTCTCATCGAGCAGTGTGCGCTTGATGGATTGCACCAAGTCATTGATCACCAGCTGGGAGACGTTAAAGTCACCAGCACGTGGCAGCGGTTTAAGCGCCTCACCCTGTGGTCCACCGTTCCTAGCCACTGGAATGATCGCCCCAGGCGTGATCTTCACGTTGGCTGGGTTTAGCACACCATCATCGGCTGCCGTGTAGACACCAGTAATCGCTAGGCTGGCATTCTTGAGTAGCAATTCTTTGACTTTGTTAAGGGTCTTAATGTCTGGCAGTGCAGTCAGCACTGGACCACGGCCATAGATCTCGCCAGCCACCTTCATGTAGCGTGACACCACCCATGGGCTAGATTTGAGCTTGCGGTAAACCAGCTGAAACTTAGATTTTTCATGGATCACGTAGTAACCGTAGTCACCACGGTCTAGGTTTAGCACGGTGGCCTCAATCAGGTCTATCTCTTCTGTTGGCTTATCAGCAATCAGGCGCTGCAGATCTGGTGGAATCTCTGCATCTTTCCATTGCATCTGGATGGACTCGCCTTTAATCCGCATCTTGCGATAGACGTTATCCACCTGGCCATTGGCGCCCTCTTCAAAGCTGACCAGATACTGCGGGACAGGGATAAAGTTGATGGGGTTAACAGCGTCACCCTTTTGGATCAGCATGACAGCTGTGCCAACAGAGAGATCTAGCAAGAATTCACCCATAGCAATATCAAAGTTAGACTGCTTTAGGACACTAAACATCTTGTCGCTGTACATATCAAGCATCATCTGCACTTGGCTCTTGCGATCCATGGGGATGTCAGTGCCAGGCTCAAGCCTGCACCACTTACGCTGTGGCGGGAAGATGCCAGATTGCAGACGGTTAGCAAAGCGCTGGGTAGAGTTGATGGCCGTAGAGTCAAACACCCTGGTCATCTTGCGTTTACCGCCTACCTTACCCTCGTACTCGCCACCATAGAGATTGCGCTGGGGCAGGGCAAACTCCATGGCGTCTTCATAGAGACTACGAAAGTCATCCTTTTTGTTCTGCGCTATTTTGTGTCGCTGCAGAATCTGCTCTACGCTCATTTTTGCCATATCAATCCTTTGTATCTTCCATATCTGATTCGTCTGTGATCGGCCCACCGACTAGCCAGGCATCGCACGTGCGAGTGCCAGCGCATTTGAAGTGGAACAGTTCGCAAAATCCAAGCTGTGCAGTCTCAATGACGTCCTCGTCATAGCCAGATTCCTCTTCTGGATTCTTGGCCTCGATGCCTGCCTTAATGCAATCGAGCATGAATGAAGTCTGAATAAACGCAGCGCAGTTACCGCAACGCATACCCATGGCCTCATCAACATTTGTATTCCAGATCACGGTTTTGCGGATCCAAAATATCACATTGTTCTTTGCGTCATCTGGATTAGCTGGCCCATAGCCGACATTCTCAAATGCCCAGTTTCTGTTTTTCAGATTGGTTAAGACGTCTCTGGTGGCCAATGGGCATTGGTACTCGCCTTTGCCTGCAGCTTCTGCCTCGGCCTCTGTGATCATGTTGGTTGCCATTATTCGTACCACTCTAAAGTTAAAACTGCTATCTCTGCTTTGGTAGACACGTTAGTCAACCTAAAGTGAAAGTTAGTCAATGAGCTAAATACATATTCCAGGCCAGAGCCTGTTCCACCGCCTGCCTTTGGACCGCTGCCACCAGGACCAACCTGGGCATCAATCAATGTGCCAAGTGATGTAATGGTTGGATTGATGACCATCGCACATTCACTTACAGTAGAACTTGTTCTATTTCTATTAACTGGTGTAAATGCTGTACCACCAGTGGTAGCTGTTCCTTGATAAATATAGAACTCGCAATCACCACCACACGCATAGCCAGCAGTAATATGTGGAGTAATGCCAGCATTGGACGCCATCACAATATTTATGCTGGCGCCAGCTGCAAGTGGTGTAGCAGATGGGTTCATGCCCCATGCAAAGAATGCACGGCCTTCATGCATCCTCACATGGTTTACATCTGCACTGATTGCAGGATAGTCACTGCCAGAGATAACTTGTAAGCCATCTTTGTTTTTCTGAGTAAGCGCAACGAATTGCGCTTTTTGATTCTCAGATTCTCTGGTGACGTAAATGATTGACATTTATTTTTTCTTCTTGAGAGCCTGCGCCTCGCTCATGCCAATAGCAATTGCTTGCTGGCGTGACTTGACCTTTTGACCGCTAGAAGATTTGAGCTTGCCACTGGCGTACTCTTTCATGACCTTATGCACTTTTTCTTGCATCTTCATTTTCATGTCTGTAGCCATGGTTACATTCCTCCACCAAGTTTGGATTGAACGCCCAACTCGCTATCTGTACGTTCTTGTGAGAGCAGCTGGCGCAAGCCACCGCCACGTCTGGCAGCCATACCAGCTTGGGTTTTCTTAGCCAGGTTAGTTTCTTGTGTAGCAAGTTGTTGGTCTTGCTTTGCGATCTGTTCTTTCTGTACTCTGATCTGCTCTTCTGCTGCTGCAGTAGATCCACCACCACCACCGCCACCAAATAGTCCACCCATGTTTAGCTCCTTGACATCATAAAAAAATCTGCCTCGTCTGGTCCATACTTTTTCATCAAGCCTTCTATCTCGAATCCAATAGCATTGCCCCAACGCACAGCTCGTAAGTCAACGCATCTTACGATTATTTGCACTCGATGTAAATTCTGCGATATCACTCTGAAATCACGATATTGAATGGCTGCTCTTGTCAGAGTCTTTGGGTATTTGCGCCCACGTTCCTCTATAAAGCACCACATCTCCTCGACACCTTTCCAGATATGCACCGCACCAAAGCAGGCAACTGGTCTGCCGTGCAATATCGCTGTGATAGCGTGGCCACTTCTAGCCTGGTGTTCAAGCATGGTCATCACGTCAACAGCTCTGCTGATGGTTTGGAAGTTTTGAGCTTTGACATTCATCACTGCTACGTGGCCAGGCTGGAATGGGACCCAGGTCAGGCCTGGCATTGTGGGTAAATCAGGCAAAGACATCAAAATCATCCGATGCTATGGTTTGGGCAATGAAGACTTTTCCATTTGTGCGGTTAGATCCCCTGGTCAGCTGACGATATTCACCGCCACCAGTGAGTAAGTATCCAAATGCGTCACCCACGTGCGAGTGTTCGTTCTTATTAGGGGTATCTTTGAACCTTTCATGGCCAGCACCCACCGCAATACGCTTGAAATGGTAGCCACCAGAGAGAGATTTCCGCAATAACTTGCACTGCTTGTGGATAAGTAGGCCAGGTTTACCCATAACCATGCGGTTCATTGGTGCAGCTGCAGCCTCACGCCTGGCTTTGAAGTCGTTTGTCGCTGTTGGCTCTGCTTTTAGCCCTAGTGAGCGCAGATATTCAAACGCTGTAGTCTCATATATGGCATCACGCTGCATACCCGCTGGGTCACCCCATATGCGTACCTCATATTTTGGGAATCTGGTCTGCAACTCGGTGAGCAATTGCTGGCCAAAGCGCTCCAGACCCATGTCAAAGGTGACGATTTCATGCAATACACGCCACTGGCCACTTGGATGGCGCTGGCCAAAGACGGCTGCAGGGGTCAATCCAAAGTCTAGGCCGACTTGGATAGGCAAATTAGGATCGGCCTCCAGCTCGGCAGCCATGATGTTGTCATCGTACTCAGGCCAAACGCTTTGACCGTCTTTTACAAACGTATAAACACCCTGGGCATAGCAGCGGATCCAGTCTAGATTCTTGCCAGCCAGCTGCTGCATATAGTAGCCAGCGGGTAGGTTGTTGACATTCTCTGCTTTCTCATTCAGACGCCACCATTTGCCAGACGCAAAAATATGGTCATTGGCCTCTGGGTTTTCTGGCAGATCTTCTTTGGCCACCTCAATCACTCCACCAGGCTGCTTGAAAAACTTCCATGCGTACTTGCCAGTGATCGGCTCTTTTTCAGCAACTCGATGCCACCAGTGGTCATCATCCATGGGGTTAGTGTCCATGATGATGCCGTGCCAGGTAGCACCGCCATCACGCTTGGTAGGGTATCGGCCAACACGGTGGGTAAGGCCATCAATCACGGCCTTGGGCAGCTCACGTGCCTCATTTACCCACGCACCAGTCAACTCCAGCGAGAGCAACTTACGCACGTCTTTTGGTTGATCAAGGGCTAAGAAAATAATCTCGCAGTCAATGCCAGCTGCGTCACCCCTAGCAGGCAAGCGGATATGGTGGGTAATCGGTGGCGTCCACAGCAGATTGCCAAAGGTGGCCTCTGGGAAGAGATCCAGCCAGGTCTTGATGGTGGTGGTCTTGAGCATGGGGTAGCTGTTACGCACCACCGCCCAACGGCTGTACTTGATACCGTCCACAGGGGATGGCTTTTGCTGGACAGCTTTAATCATGATCTTGGCTGCACAGGCGTAAGACTTACCAGAGCCAACAGGCCCCATAAGCCCCTGCACAAAAGCATTAGACTGGATCATGTCATAGACAATTGGGCTTTTACTAAAGTCCAGATTCAAGCCAGCCATTGGCAATTCACGTGGCGAATGTTCTTTAGTTTTCATGGTCGTTCCCTTATTCGTTCAGCAATGACTTGTGAGGGGTGAGGCCAACCCACCGCCCACTCGTCTGCAATCTTTGCACACGCCTCACGTTCTGCCTTGACCGCCTCGGAAATCATGCGTTGGACAGTCTCTTGGTCAAAGGTGACTTTATTCATATAGTTTTCCTTTGAGCATTAAGTAGGTAATCAAGAGCATCACGGTATTTGGGAAAGCTAGGCGCAAGTTTTACTCTCAGGCTTGCCCATTTAATTGCCTCATCCAAGGGAATTCTTTTGCCATCCCATAGCACCGTATTGCCTTGTACTGGATTATTCTGCAATTCAAATAAAGCCAGTTGTATATCACTCATGCTCTGCACCCCTTGGTTTGTCTTCCACATCCACAACATCTGGCGCACGTACATTGATACCAATCACGCTAGGCTTGTCCTCGTTGTCTGGGTTGTCCAGCAAACCACTAGCTTTAGCCAGGATCCGCAGCACCGCCACCTTGTCATAGAGATCAATCTCCAGCGTAGACGCACCATCCTTGTCCACACGCACCTTGATATTCTTAATCGCCATCAGCGCAGTCTCTGGGATCAGATGACTAGGCTTGACCTTCACATGGCCATTCTCATCCCAGCTCATGATATCGGTGATCTTGGTGTTAGCCATGGCCAGCAGTGCATACGCAGTGGCCTCCTTGTTCTTGACCAGCGTAGTAGAGCGCTCCAAGCGCCTGACAATGGAGCGAGTGCCACCCCAGCCAGCAACTGGCGGTATCTGAGTCGGATATTTAGTACGTGCCATCAGAATGGGATATCGTCATCCATAGCAGCCACAGCATTGGCAGCAGGAGTAGGTCTAGCAATAGGTGCAGCTGGGGCAAAAGGCTTTGGCTGATCCAAGACCATGCCTTGTTGTTGGCCAGTCTGTCTAGGCTGCTTTGGCTTACCCAACTTAATCTTGAAGTACCACTCACCAGCACGTGTCTTACCAGGCTTGATGTCAATCCAGTGCAGCGTCCCATCAGGCAACATAACCTCACCCTTGTACGCAGGATGCCAATCCTCAGTCTTGTTCTTGTTCTTGAAAGCAGATCCCTGGCCAGGTCTTAATTCGTAGTTAGTAGTCATTAACTTAGTCCTTTGGTTGAAAAAAAAGAGAAAATACCAATGTAGTAAAAGGTATACAGAAAGAAATAGGGGAAAAATTCATTTAGGTACCCCTACGGTGAGGTGGGTGGGTGGGGGGAG